TCAGGGGCGCGCCGCACCACGCGCAACCATCTTCGAACGTATCCGCTGGATCATCCGCAGCTCCTGCGTCGCCTTGCGCTGGGCGTCCCATGTCCGATCCTCGTCATGGTGCTCACGCGCTCGATGCGCAGCGTCCCTGCAAAGCCGTGAGCAGTATTTTCGATGCTGGTCGCTTGGCGGCAGCTCGCCGTGACACCGGGCGCAGCGCGCCCACGCGACGCGCACGACGCCGCCCTCTGTGTGCCATGGCTGCCCCTGCGCCCAGGTGGGTCGCTTCGCGCCGATGCCCGCCAGCGCCTCGCCTACCAGTTCGGTCGCGGTGACGTTCGCCACGGCCCATGGCCAGCCCTGCAAGCAGAGCGCCGAGCGGATGCCGTGGCGGAGCGGGCCTTCGAACACGAAGGGCGTAGGGTCGCCTTCCAGTATGATGCCGCCGAGTCGCGTCACCAGCTCGACTCGATCGCCGTTGACGAGCCGGCCGAGGAGCTTCGCCCGCTTGCCCTCTGCACTCATTCACGGGGCCGCCGAGCCCGGCCCCCAATTCAGGAGCGCCATGGCGCCCGCGAGGTCGCCCGGCGCGAGGCCGGCATCCTTCGCCTGCGCGAGCCCCTGCACCGTGGTCGCGAGCGCTCTGGCGCGGCCGCCGGCATCGAACGCCTGGAGCGGACGCATCACGTCGATTTCCACCGGCGCGCCGAGCTTGGCGGTCGCTTCCTCGGCGATCAACGCGGCGATCGGCTGGAGCGTCCATCCCGCAAGGTGCCGCTGCGCCTCGCGCACCAGCGGCCCCGTGGTCGAGGGGTTCAGGAGGGCAGGCAGGACGCCGAAGGCGAGGGCGATGGCCTCCCGCGCCGCCGCCAGCGTCTCGACCGCCATCGAATCGCGAAGGTCAGGCGAGAGGTGATCCGGCCCGCGCCCGGGCGTCGGCGCGCCTCCAGCGATGGCGGTCGCGAGGTGTTCGATCACCAGCGCCCCACCGCGCCGGCCGCGCAGCGCGCCGCGGACCTGATCCAGCGCCTCGCCGCCGCCTGCATCGAGGGGGACGATCATCGAGCCGAGCGGCGCGTCACGGAACACCGTGGCCAGGGCGGTCTCGACTTCATGTAGGAGCCCCGCCGAGATCGCGGCGCGCCGCAGCGGGGCTGTCCCGGTCCAGGGCGCGGTCGGGTCCGCCCCGATCCGCACGTGCAGGACTTCGGCCGCCAGCGCCGTCTCCGAGCGCGGCCCGCCCGCCTCGGCCAGCGACAGGCGGTAGACGCGCGGCTCGCCGCCCCGCGTGCTCAGATCCCAGTCGGCCGCGGGTTCCAGGCGGTCGCGGATCAATAGGACCGCCTCGCCCCGCAGCGCGAGCGAGCGGGCCAGGCACGCCATGCTGCGCCGGTCGAGCATGTCGGCCCCGAGCACGTCCGCCATCGCGAACGCGCCTTCCCACAGGCTCGTGCAAGCCTGGACGGTCCCTGTCAGCTCGCCGAGGCCCGAACGGCCGGCGATGTAGGAGGCCCGGGCCGCCATGATCTCCGCGGTGAAGCCCGCATAGGCGGCGCTCCGCGTCTCGGGCGGCTTGCGGCGAAAGAGCCAGTTCAGCATCACGCCCTCCAGCGAAGATGATAGCCGCGGAAGCGGCAGGCCGGGCGTGCCAACGGCTCTTCGTCGCCCCATTGCCGGGCCTCAACCTGCGCCAGCGAGTAGGCGGGCCGCGTGACGACGCTCAGTTCGTGCAGGTCGGCCCTGCGGACCACGCGCAGGAGGCCATCCTGCGCCTTCCGCACCTCATCCTGGCGCACGACGAAGCCCGGGCTGAGGCCGGTCGCGAGCCTGCCGCGGATCATCGCCATGGCGTCACGGGCCGTAGTCGAAGCCGCCATGTCGGGCGTGATCTCCGCTTCGAAAACCAGCGCGTCGTCGCGGTCCTCGAGGCGCAGACTGCCCGCCCGGGTCGAGGCGAGCGGCCGGTTGAAGTCGTGCCCGAGCAGGAGGTGAATGTCCTCCCCCGCTTCGATCCTGGCGGCGAAGGCGCGGGAGGTGATGCTCTCCCGCCGCCCCGGTCCCAGCTCCGTCGCCCGGTTGTAGGGGAAGCTCCCGGCGAGCCGGGCGCCCCCATCTCCCGCGGCGCGCAGCTCCAGGCCGCCGATCGCGCCGCCCCAGAGAAGCGCGCTTCGCATCAGAGCTGCAACCCGGTCAGAACGCGGGTCTGCGCCGGCCGCGCCACCGTCACGTCGACCGTGGCGAGCGCGGTGAGCCGAAGCCCGCCGGATTGCGCATCGGTGAACGGGTCGCGGATCATGTCCACCGCGCCCCAGGTGCCGACGAAGACCGGGGCGACGCCGCCGGCGGCCGTGGTCAGGACCGCCGCGACGGCGCTCGGCGCGCCCGCGGGGGCCGCCAGCGCGTTCGCGGACATGGCGATGTTGCCGGGGGGCAGGTTGCCGATCAGCCGCGTCCATTCGGTCATCGACGGGCCGGCGAGCCCGGCTTCGTCATCGCCCGCGAGCACGTAGGCGCCATCCAGGGCCGCCCACAGCTCGGGGCGGATCAGCGCCTTGACGCTGCCCGGGCCGGATGCCGCGTTCGCCACCATGAACGCGACGACCTGCGCCCGGAACGCCGCCCAGGTCGCTGCCGCATCGACGGCCACCGAGAGGATGCCGTGCCCGGTCGAGCCGTCGGAGCTGGAGCCGGGAATGACGCCGAGCGGCTGCCCATCCGCGCCGGTCCCGCGGAACACCGCCTTGTCAAGCTCGGCTGCCATGGCGCCCGCCATGTCGCGGCGGATCGCATCTTCCAGGGCGCTTCCCGACTGTAGCAGAGCCTTGCGGCTGACGCGCATGTGAATGCCGAGGTTGTGCTCGGGTTTCAGCGCCCGATCGGCCGTGGTGTACTGCGTCGGCCCGGCGACGTTGCCCGCCTCCGTCGCGGCCCATCCCGCGGTTACGGCCGAGGTCGTCACCGGCCACTCGATCGCGCCGGATTCGATCGCGATCATCTGTGCGCCCATGCGCGCCGCCACGCTGCCGGGAAACAGCCGATCGATGGTCGGCCGCGTCTGGATCGGATCGGACGTGCCGCTGGCCACCGTCTCCCCCGCGCGGACTTCGAGCGCCGCCCACGGCACCGGGACGCCGCGGTAAGCGCCCGTGCCGCGCAGTTCCGCCACCACCTCGGCCGTCGCGCCGTCGAGCTGCCGCCCTTCGTCCAGGGCGCGCGCCACCTGCCGCAGTTCGAAGCGCCCGACCAGCTCGGCGAGCGCGCGGCCCTCGCGGGTCTCCAGGTCCGCGCCCCCTTCGCGCCGCTCGGTATCCTCGGCGATCAGCGCCGCGCGATAGCGGGTCTCGTTCGTGCGGTACTCCCGGTCCATGGCCTCCATGTTCCGGGTCTCGTCCTCGCTCGGCTCGGTCTTGCCGGCCAGCTCGGCGAGCGCCTGCCGGATTTCCGACTGACGCCGCGCGATCTTCACGGATTCGAGCATTGGGGTTCCTTTCGTGCTCGGTTGCCTCCCGGCCGCGAGAGGTTCGCGACCGCTTCCCGCCACGCCTGGCGGGCTTCCGAGACGGGCGCGCGGCCCAGCTCGGCATTCGTCTTGGCGACGTGGCAGGCCCGGCAGAGAGCCTGGAGGTTCGCCGGATCGAAGCGCAGCTCGGGCGCGCGGCTGACCGGCTCCACGTGGTCGATTTCCAGGAGCCCGTGCGCCCCGCAGGCCCGGCAGGTGTGCCGGTCGCGGCGCAGGATCGCGACGCGCAGCGCGGCCCAGCGGCGGCCCATGGCGGAATGTCGGCTCATTCGATCACCGGGCGGCGGTAGGGCGCGAGGTCGGCCGCGAGGTCGGGCGAGAGCATCCGAACGCCGCCGCGGGCGTCATACTTCCGCGCCACCATGTCGAGGATCACGCCCTTGACGGCGGCGGGTGTGCCGGTCCCCGCGACGAAGCGGACGCGCACCGCGTTGGCCGCCACCATGGTTGCCGGCCACGGCATCGTCGGGACCAGCCATGCGTCGAAGCCCGGCAGGTTGTCGAGCGCGTATCCGGCGGCCGGAACCGTCGCCTGAGCGCCGTCCGGACGGAGAAACGCGACCGAGGTTATGCTCGCCACCGGCCCGAGCGGGATCTGGATTTCGTGCTGCGGAAAGGCGTCGAGGCTCAGGTCCCAGGTCGCCGGCTCCAGCGCTCGGCCGAGAAAGCCGGCTGGCCCCTCAAGCAGATCGACCGCGGCGGCGATAAGGCCGGAGATCGCGGCGTCCTCCACGTCATGGTCGACGCGCAGGTGCGCCTTTGCTTCCTCCAGCGTCACCGGCAGGGCGCCGGGCGGCGTGACGAGGCGGAGGTATTCGCGGTTGCTCATGGTCATCCCCATGCGATTCTGGAACGGGAGCGCGGCCGGGCGGCGAGACGCGCTCCCTCGGCGACGGCCAGGACGGTCGCCGCGGCCGCGTCGATCCGGCCCGTCGAGCGGGCCTTGGCGAGCTTGAGGTTGTTCGCCGGGTCGCGCAGGCAAACCGTGTCGGCGAAGGCGGACCGGAGAAGGAGCGAGGGCGCGGATCGCACCTGCCCGTCGAAGGCGGCCCGGCGGAACCGCTCGCAATCCTCGCCGCCGTCGCGGAAGCCCATGCCGCGCCAGAGCACGGGCGCGGCGACGCCCACCCGCTGCATCGCCTCGGCCAGCTCCGACTGCTTGAACCGGTCCGCGACGATGACGGCGATCGGCTGGCCCGCCACCGCACGCATCACCTCGGCGAGCCATGGCGCAACCGGCACGGTCTTGTCGCCGAGGGTCGCCAGCTCGGCGCGGGCCTGCATCTCCAGGTAGCGCCCGGCCACGCCGTCCGACTGCCCGCGGTCGAGCAACGAGGGCGCGCTCGGGAACCAGCCGCGGGCCTCCAGGCGGGCCGTGTCGGGCCAGTAGAAGGCCGCGGCCGACATGCTCGCCGAGCCGCCGAGGTCGATGCCGATCACGCACGGCCCCTCGCGCGGCGGGAGCGCGTCGGTCTCGCAGGCCAGCCATTCGTCCAGGTGAATGAGCAGATCCCGGGTCTCGCCCGAGACGCGCTCGTTGCGATTGTAGAGCCGGAAGGTCGTCAGGGCCGAGCCGCCCCGGGCAATGGCGCGCCGGGCCTGCGCCTCCAGCCATTCGATCGAACCGCCAATCCCGTGCTCGGCGCCGGGATTGGCTATGAGCAGGCTCTCCCGATCATCGGCCGGGAGCCCGGGCGGCGGTCGGTGTTCCTGAGCGAAGGTTCCGGGCGGCGGCTCGTCCAGCCACCGGCTGAACGGGTGCGAGTCATCGGGGGCGCTGGTCGAGATCAGGAGCGCCCGGCCGCCCCGTTTGCCGAGGCCGGATAGCAGCGCGTGCTCCAGCTCGTCGCCCCGGTCGAGCGCCCAATGCCCGCGTTCGTCCAGGACCGCGAGCGTCGGAGCGCCGCCGAGCGCCGACTTGCCATCGGCCGCGATCACGCGCAGCACGTGCCCGCCGCCGTCGCCCTCGTACTCGATTTCCAGGCGCGGGGCGCGGCGGTAGATCAGCCGGCGGCCGATCTCCATGGGCAGGGATGCGGCGAAGCCCGCGGCAAAGTCCCAGGCGATGCGTCCCTGGTCCCGCGTCCTGGCTGCGATGATGATCTCGCGCCGCGGCTGGCGATCCCAGATCCCGAGCAGGCCGCCGAGCGCCACGCCGGCCGACAGCGCGCTCTTGCCGTTGCCGCGGCCGATGCTGAGAACCGCCGCAGCGACGTCCGGCGCGAGCGCCCCGCTGAGAAACCCCCGCTGGAAGGCCGCAAGCCTGACTGGCGAGCCGGCGTTCGGCCCCTCGGGAACCCTGAGGCTCTCCAGAAAGTGGCCCGCCAGATCGGCCGCCGTCGCGCCCTCGGCCCGAGCGAAAAGGGAAAACTCACACGCCGGTTGCCGCGCGCCGGCCGAAGCGCCGGCATTGGGACCGCCGAAGAGGTCGGCGAGCGCGCCCTCGTTTCTCAGCATGCCCAC